TTTTAAATGACAAAGGCGTAGAGGTAGCTAGTGGATATGCTCACGAAAAACAAAACTCAAGTTTTATAAATAAGACTTCATTTATAGAAAACTGTGAAACTAGTAGCTGGGGTAGATGCTTAGCTAATTTTGGAATTGGAGTTGATTCTAATGTAGCTAGTGCAGATGAGGTAGCAAACGCAATTAAAAACCAATAATTATGACAATATTTGATCACATAGAAAACATAAAAAACCAATGCGAAATGATTTTGAAAGAATTAGAGAAAGAGAAATCAGCTTATGACTATTGGTTGACAGAAAATATGAAAGAAGATTTAGAAAACTTAAATAACTTAACAATTAGAAAAGATGAAGACCTTTAAAATAAGATGCTCTGCTATTGGTTTAATAATGACAAATGCAAAATCCAAAAGTGACTTAATATCTAAAACTACTGCTAGTTATTGTAAGGAATGGATGAAAGAACAAATCTACAGCCGTAAAAAAGAAATTAGCAGTAAATACTTTGACAAAGGCAATATAATGGAACAAAACTCTTTAGATTATATAGCAAGTGAATTAGGTTATGATAGTCTACCTAAAAATGAAAAGTCATTTGAAAACGATTATTTGACAGGTACTCCAGATGCTATATTTAAAGATCATATAATAGATGTTAAAAACAGTTGGGATTGTTTTACCTTTCCACTATTTTATGATAACGTACCTAATAAAAATTATTACTGGCAAGCTCAAGGATATATGGCACTGACTGGATTAGACTATTATAGATTAATATACACACTAATGGACACTCCAGAAGAGTTAATTAAAAAAGAGTATTTTGGCAGTAATTTAGACTATGATACTTTTGCAAAGCATTATAAGTATTCAGATATTGATTCTAAATATAGAATAAAAGTATTTGAAATAGAACGTAATGACTTAGACATTGACAGAATTTACACTAGAGTAGAAGAGTGTAGAGAATATATAAACAATATAAATTTATAAAAATGGCAATACATAATCAAATATTCTATACTTATAGAATGAAACAGAAAAAAATAGAAGAATCTATCAAATTATTAGAAGAAAATAATTATATAGTAATGACTAAAGAACAATATAATAAAATAAATAATAAATAAAATGGAAAAAAAACCTACAATATACTGTGGTGGCGGTAATAAAAGAAACGAAAACTGGCTAACGGTTACAGTTCATATAGATAAAGCTAAAGAACATATCTTTGAATATAAAGGTAATAGATATTTAAAGTTAAATGTTAATGTTAAAGACCAGGCAGACCAGTTTGGAAAAGACGTTAGTCTTAGTGTGAATACATACGAACCACAAAAAGAGTCAAAACCATCTCAGCAGATAGTTGAGCAAACTGATGACTTACCATTTTAACATAAATCATATTATAAAACTATTTAATAAATACGGTTTTATTTTAAAAAATGACATCTAAAGAAAAATATGACAGCTTAAATGAAGACGATAAAAAACTCATCAAAGTTTTAATATCAAAAGGTAAAACAAAAAAATACATATCTGAAAGATTTGGGCTGTCTGTTAGATTTATAACATATCATTTACTTTATGAATTTGTTTATATAACACCAATTTGGTTCTCAGAAAAAAAAGAACCCTACTACAAAAATGAAATGGATTATGGTACTTTAAATTTGTGTTATAATTTTAGTGATCTTAGTCAATCTGAGAAAGATATTTGCAACAAAATATAATACCTAAATGAAATCTAATTTAACTGAAGCACAAAAAGTTTTATTATCAATAGAATATTTTAACGATAAATATAATTTAAATTTAGTAAAGACTGCTAGTGATTTTACTATGTGGGATTGTCAAAGTGATAAATTAATTATAGAATTTAAATTCAGAAATAAATTTTATAAAGATAAATATATTCAAATAGATAAATTTTTAAGTTTGATTATGGCTGCTGAATACTATTCAAAAACACCTTACTATTGTGTAAAAGACGAAAAAGGATATTTTTTTTATAACTTAGAAAAGCAAAAAACAAATCTTTTAAAGTCTGAAATAATTATTGAAAAGGTAAGTTACCAAACAGAATTTAATAAAAATAACAAAATAAATAAATACTTTTATAAACTAAAACCATCACAACAAACTAAAATTAATGAGTGAAGAACTACCTTATTTTAAATTTTTTCCTAGTCAGTGGATAGGGGGAGAGATTAACTATTTATCGAAAGAAGACAAAGGAGCTTTTATAGATGCTGTCTGCCACTACTGGAATAAAGACTGTAGTATGACTTATAATAAACTAGCTAGGCGTATAGGTCAAAAGTCACTAGATATACTAATAGATGAGGAACTACTACAAAAAAAAGGACATCAAATTAAAATAAAATTTTTAGATAAACAATACAAAGAACGCAAACAACAATATATAAAAAGAGTAGAAGCTGCTAAAAAGTCTAAAAAAACTAAGGTAGTTACTAGTGATCCTTATTTATCTACTAATAGTATTAACAACTTTATGAAAGCGCAACAGAATGATAGTTGAAAAAGAAGAGCAACTTAAATATTTATATGCTTTTAAAGAGGGTAAAATTAAAAGAGGTTTAGGAATTGGAAACCAATTAGATAATTGGGTTTTATATAAAAGAGGGAGTTTTAATATTATAGTAGGTTTAGATAATGTAGGTAAAACTAATTTTATGTTATGGTATTTTTTAGCCTTAAGTGTGAAGCATAATATAAAGTGGTTATTGTGGTCAGGTGAAAATTCAGCTGGTCAATTAACTAGAGATTTAATACAAATGTATTCACAAACAAAACTAAACTATCTATCTAAAAGTAAAATAAAAGAATATAATACTAAAATAGGTGAGTGGTTTAGCTTTGTATCTAATAAGAAAATGTATAATCATAAAGAACTGTTAAAGATATTTAAAGACTCTGATTGTGATGCTGGTATTATTGATCCTTTTACTGGATTAAACCACGATAGACGAGTCAATCAGTATGAACGTAACTATCTTATCTGTAATGACATAAGAGAGTTTTGTAATACTACTGGAAAAACTATATATTTAATGACTCATCCTATGACAGAATCAGCCAGAAGAGTATATCCTCCAGGTCACGAATTTGCATCATATATTCAACCACCTAGAAAAAGTGATGTAGAAGGCGGTCAAGTGTTTGCTAATAGGTGTGATCAGTTTATTTCAATACATAGATTTATAAACAGCCCTCAGTTGTGGATGATGTCGCAGATAAGAGTAGAAAAGATTAAAGACAAAGAAACTGGTGGTACACCAACACTAGACGAGCCACTTTGTTTTGATTATAATGGAGGCTTAGGATTTACAATAGGAGGCAATAATATACTAAAAAACATACAACAATGAATGAATTAGACGTAATACTTAGAAAAAATAAGCTAGATATAATGATTATTAAAGCTAGTCATCAACTAGAAAAGAAAAAGGATAAAGTTAAACAGGAAGGCTTAGAAACTCTATTAGATATACTAGAATTAATACACGAACTGCAAGACGAAATAAGAAATCAATATAAGACAATAGCAAAATTAAAGTATGAAAATGCTGTATCTTATAAAGAAAATGCTATATTAAAAGCAGACTTTGATAAATACAAACACAATTTATTAAAAGCAGAATTAGAGTCACCAAAGAAACAGAAATGTACGAAATAACAACTCTTTTAGTATCATCTCATTTGTTTGCTTTCTTTGGGGGTTGTATTTTTACTTTTATTTATTATGAATTTGTAAGGCATATAAATGAAAAAAAGAACACTTAACGAATATAGACAAACTAAGGACAGTTATTATAGGCACCCTTATAATACTATAAAAGATAGTATAAGCTATTTATGTTCTATTTATCCTAATGATGCTGATTTAGGTGCTGAAATAAGAAAACAATTTAAAAATTATGAACGCTAACCAAAAAGGAAAACGCTTTGAAAGAGACGTTGCAAAGCAATTAAATAATAAGTTTAATACTAATGTTAGACGAACTCCTATGTCTGGTGGTATGAGTATTAAAGGAGACATTATAGACATTAATCCAGATTCTGTCCTATATGACTACCACTTTGAATGTAAAAACCAGGAAAAGCTAAATATTTGGAAAGCACTTGCACAAGCTAGGGCAGATAAGCCACTAGGTAAAACACCTATAGTGGTATTCACTAAGAACTTTGAGAAAGACTATGCCTGTTTAGAATTTGAAGACTTTATGAATTTGCTATTAACTATACAACAATTACAAGATGAGATCGACACTAGAGCGAATAGCTGAATTAATAGAAGAGTATAACAATACTAATATATTTGATGGTAATAAGCTTAACGAACAACTAAAAGAATTGACTAGTAGACTATATTACATAGAAACTATGCGAACTAAAGCTCACGAAGACTATGAGAAAGTAATACATACTAAAGTATCTGAAGGGTTTTCTGTGGCTAGAGCGACTAATGAAGCTAATATAGAAGTTCCTGAAATGTATCAACTAAGAAGACTACTAGAATCTGGATATAGAGTAGTAGACGCTATGAGAACTAATATAAGTTTTTTAAAGTCAGAAATGTATAATACTTAAAAGGATTAAGTGAATAATAAACTAATTAAGAAAATAGAAAACTTTATATTTTGTATTGGTAGAGAATACAATGTAGTCGAATTAGAAGACTTTAAACAGGATATTTTTATACTACTA